GAAGGCAATACAAAGGGTATTAGCTATGAGTCAAATGGAAGATATGGGTGTAGAACTAAGGGAGTATATGGTTTACCACGTACCTCCTGAGCTTAAAGATTTGTATACCCGTATTAATACAATGATCGGTACTATTGAAAATGAGCAAGCTATTGCTAGGCAAGCTATGCTCAGAAGACAAGCTGAAGAATCATGGCAACAAAAACAAATGGAAGACAAAATCTGGTTCAGAACAGCGTCTACAGTAGTCGTGTTACTAGTAGCAATTTATCTAGCGGGTCTAATGTGGGTAATCAGTCGGATGAGTCATGGGGGTATGTCGTAACCATCATAGTGTTGGCTCTGCTGTTCGTACTTGTATTACCTGTTCTAGGGTTCCTCTATATGGAAATACATCAGGATAGAATCATAATGGAATCCAACATCAAGAGGATTGAGAAGCTCAAGAAAGAAATAGAACTCGAAAGAGAAAGAAGTAAAGAATGAAATATTGGGTACTTACAATTGTTCTAATCTTATCTGGCTGCGAGGATAGGTTTAGATACGATTGTCAAAACCCCGTACACTGGGAAGATGATGAGTGTAAGCCTCCTTTGTGTACAGTTACAGAGACCTGTCCCAACATGTTAATTAGGAACTTTGATAATGTGGTTAAGAAATCTAATCAATAGTCTAGAACAAGAGAAGGTAGATGGGTTCATTAGAACCTTGGAAGCTATTGTTAGATCCTTTGCTGGGTTTATGTTGGTCTGTGTATTCTCTTTCTCTATGTTTACCGTGCTCTATTCTTTAGTATGGAACATACAGCCTATGCAGGATATGGCTCCTGCTGATAAGCAGTTCTTTGAGATCTTAAAGATGATGGTAGCTTTCTTAGCTGGTGTGATTACTAATATGATTAATAAGACTTCTACACCATTTAGTCCTATGTCTTCTTCTATGTGTCAGCCTGGTGGTAGTACGTTTGGTAGACCTATGGGTATGCCTACTCCTTTTGGTAGTTCCACTGGTGTTCCTAGTAACACTCCTATGGCTACGCCTCCCAGCTCTTTTCCTAAGCCAACATCCCCTTCTCCATTTGCTAACCCTAATGAAAGACCACCCCTATGAAACTTATTATTTCTCTTCTACTCGGATTTAGTATTATTGGAGGAGTTTATAAACTTGGGCATGATAACGGTTATGCCCAGTCTCAACAAGAAGTAGCTACACAAATAGCTAAGGCTAATGCACAAGCTAGAGATACTGAGCATAAGCTTAATGATCAAGTAAACATTCTCTCAACCCAACTTGTAAAGGCTAAACAAGATGCTCAAAAACAAAATGCTTTGCGTAATGCTGATATTGCTTCTGGTAAGTTGCAGCTCTACATCAAAACTAAAACCCCAGTATGTCCCTCCACAGATGCCACCCCTCCCAGCGGATCTGACTCCAGAACAGCCCAACTTGACGAAACGTTTGCTCAATCTATTGTCGCCATCACAGATGACGGAGACCAAGCAATCCGTAAACTCAACGCCTGTATCGCAACCTACAACCAAGTAAAGGATCTTATAAATGGAAACACAACAACTCGCTAATGCCGCTAATATAGATGTAGCTCATGCAGAGCATTTAGTTGCTCCTCTCAATGCTGCTATTGAACAAGCTGATTTATCTACTCCACATAGATTAGCAGCGTTTATTGCACAGTGTGGTCATGAGTCTGGTGGTTTTAAGTTCTTAGAAGAGAACCTTAACTACAAAGCAGAAAGCTTATGTAAGGTATGGCCTACTCACTTTCATCCTGATATAGCCAATGAATATGCACACAACCCAGAAAAGATTGCTAACAGAGCATATGCAGGACGTATGCACAACGGAGACGAAGCAAGTGGAGACGGATGGTCATTTAGAGGTAGAGGATTCCTCCAGATTACTGGAAGAGTTACCTACGAACAATGTTCACATGAGATGGGATTTGATTTCGTATCAAACCCTGATGCTGTCGCAACGCCTGAAGGAGCTGCAATGACTGCTGCTTGGTTCTGGAAGAAACATAACCTCAATCACTTTGTAGATAACAATGACTTTGTAGGTTTAACTAAAGCTATTAATGGTGGAACCATAGGTCTAGAAGACCGTATGGCTCGTTACCAACATGCTTTAAGTGTCATTGGTGCTTAAGGTTTCATAGAGAACTTAGTAGGGTCAGGAGAGATACCCAGTTGTATCTCTTCTGCCCTTATCTGTCTATCCAAGTATTTTCTTAACCATTCAACACCCCCTATATCCTTAAACATTTCTTTTTGTTTGGGTGTTAGTCTGAGATTAACAATAGATTTAGATCCTGTTATCTCACTCTTTGGTCTTGGCATTCCTAGCCTCCATCATTGCATCTGCCATTTGGTATGCAGCCTTAGCTGTTTGTTCTGGACTAACTCCCTCAAAAACAATCCCTTCCATAGCTAACCCTGCAAACCAGTCTCTAAGCTCCATACCACTATGTTCTTGTCTACCAATAATAGCTCTTTCGTTGTCAGTGTATAACGGTGTTATGCTAGGAAATGCTTTCATTTGAAATGCTCCATGATGTTAATGATAGTGTCTACTACAGAGGTTAATGTTAGTACATAAAGTACCCAAGTTGATTCATCGTTCATCAACATCTCCTAAAGAATACAAAACAAAACAAAATACTGCTGTAATCCATACGGCTGCTAGGCCCAGGATTGCTACTAGTAACAAATAATTTAGGATCTCATTCATTATTCTTCCTCCATATCAACATCTCTCCACTCTCCTACAGCGTTCTCTGTATAGATTTCTTGAGAAGATTCTTGCCACCATTGCTGCAATATGGTGTAGTAGGGTTGGTAGGGTAAACCATTACTGTTGACGTAGTAAGGATCTATCTTACCTTTCCTTCTAAACCATCTAAGTTTGTTAGTGGGTTTCATTCTTGTCCCCTTGCTCTGATGGCGTTTGAATCGCTTGTCAATGAATATAAATCATGTAATTGCCGAAGTACAGCGCAAAACTTCTCACGCTCTTTCTCTGCTACTAGTTTGGCAAATGCTTCAATCTCGTCTGGGTAACAAACGTAATCGCAATCATCATGACCCAAACGCTCGAAGCCTGCTTGTCTAGCCAATTCAATTATTTCTTCTTTATTCATACCAACTCCTCGTAATCAATCCCATTACTGCGTAAAGCACTACACTGTATAAGGCACAGAATACTACGATGTCAGTTGTCCAAGATGTTTCTATACCTAGTATAGCTTTCTGTACCCAGTCCTGATCTGGGTTGTAATAGTTCACCTTTGGTTCGTAGTAGATACCTATCTTGATACCTGATTTAGTTGTGTACGGTACTATGGCTGACTGCCCAGTAGACTTATGATAAGTTCTAGCTTTTGGATTATGATTGCTAGTTGTATTGAACACCCCAACAGCATTGCCCATATTGCGAATCTCATGTTTTTTCCTTTTCATATATGCCTCATAATAAAACTTGTCCAATGTTCGTTGTCTGCAAATGTACAAGTATCTAAACTATGTTTAGCTGCCCAATCCAAATAAGTTGTACTACTCTTCTTAGATAGCTTCTGATTCTTATATAGAACATAAAGTATTATTATTTCAGGATGTTGCTCCTTAATAAGTAATGCTTTCTTCCTATCTGCACTAGTCCATAAGCCTTTTGTTTCTATGTAAACGTTATTAGTAACAGTGAAGTCTGGCGTATAGGTATGGTTACTAGCGGGTATAACGTACTTAATCTTATTTGCTTCGTAAGGTAAATCCCAACCTTTTAGCTTACAAGCTTCTTGAAATCTATTCTCTAACCCACTTTTGTAAATATTTGGGTTATGTCGCATTGGTCTTCTACTCATAATGATCCTGTTTTGTGTGATCCGTCAGCAATTAAGATCATAGAAATGAGGTTATCCTCGTTCTTAAATATCTCAGCAGCTCTATGTTTATGTTGTGCCCACTCCAATAGCATCTGCCACATACTCTCCTCGTCACCTCTTTCCCAACAAGTAATGGCAAACTCCATGTACTTAGTCTTAAAGTACTCCTCAAAATAAAACTCCATTAGTTTAGTTAACTTCATTACTTTGCTCTCCTGGTTGTGCTTGCTTCGCCTCTGCTACAGTAGTGCTTGCCATCCCTACTGTAGCCCCTTCGTTCCCAGCTTTTCTCTTTTGTCTTACCTGCATAAACACATCTGCCCATTGAAAACATGTCTCTACTACAGTTGAAGGTAGTACGTTGTTCTCTGTTATGGCTTTGTCTATTGCTGGGTTACTAACTATTTCAGTGAGTATTGCTATAGCAACATACTCCGTCATAGTCATATGTTGCATGTTTACGTCTTTCATGTGTTCTTTTCCTTCAACTTAGCTTCTATTGCTTTAGCAAATCCAATCATGTCTGGAATACTACAATCTTCACCAACCCAAGACTCACTTAATCCTAGAACACCTTTGATGTCGTACTCAGTCAACCCTACCCATTCTTTAGGATGAGTATAGAGAGGCACTCCAGCAGACCCGTCTGTAACTTCTCGCCAAATGCCATCAGTAAACTTTGCAAACTTGCCCACAGGCTTACCTTGCTTGGTTTTGGTTCCCTCATTGATGAGGCTACCATCCTGCTCTGGTTTTATTCTGTATTCAGCAAGATTATCCCAAATTAAATGCCGTGGTTCATCTTTCCATTCTCCATATTCAGGAACTGGTCTATACTGAATTTCAGCACCATCTGCCCATGCGTGAATTAAATCTGCGTGTTTATGTTTCATTTTTTTCCTTTAATTTAGCTTCAATCGCAAAGACGGCTTCGTCATATTTTTCGCATTGTTGCTTATCATGCTCAATTGGCAGATATGGAATAAAACCATATAGCGCCCTCAACGCAAGGCGTAATACTTCATGTTCGGTCATTGTCGTCCTCCATTTCCTTCAGCATGTGGTTCAGCGCCATCATCTGTTTACTTTTTTCCATGCGTTGTGCATGAAGTAAGTTCATTACTTCGTGTAAGGCTTGCGTAGCCCCGTAAAGTTCAATGATTTCGTCTTTAATTTCTTGCTTGGTTTTCATGTGTTTTCCTCGTGATGTATTGGAGGTTCCCAACTGTCGTTAGGCTTCTGCCAGATGTAAAGCAGCTTCATATTGAGATGGTATCTCTCATCATCGTTATAGAGTTCACGGCACTTGTCGTACCACTCTTCAGGCAGTAGCTCTGCTAAAGCTCTTTCTGCCTTTACTGGACCTAAACCAGCTACGCCTATGATGTTGTCAGATCTATCGCCAATAAGACTTTGTAAATAAAGAAACTTAAGACCTTGATCAGGAGTTACTTCTTGAAATACCTTCTTGACAAAGTTGTAGTGCTTACCTGGTATTTGTAGTAGATCTTTGTCTATGCTACATATGACTGTCGTACCTCCAGTTTTGTCCTGTTGGATACCCATTTCGTCATCAGCTTCGTATCCGTTACAGATCTCTGCTTTATGCTGTGTTACTAGGAACTCTCTGACTGCTTGCCAGTGTGTTGGTCTTTCGTCAGGTCTGTTAGCCTTGTAGCTAGGTGCTATCTCTCTCCTAAAGTTACCGCTACCTGTTAGGTATACCTGGTAAGACGTTGCTTGGGTATCCGCTAGTATGTCTTGGATCATCTGATCTGCCCTAGCTTGGGCTATCCATGTGTCCTCGTCATCCTTAACGCTACAAGCAGATCTATAGGCTACGATGTCACCATCAATCAATGCTCTCATTTTCTTCCTTTAGTTCTGTAAATGTAAACCCTTCAACTGACTCTCCCTCTGAGGGAAATATCTGTTCAAAGATAGCATTTGGCAACCAATTATCTGGTATGTTGTTTTTATCGTCTACTGTTGTTAACGTAAACGTTACTTTGTAACTCTTTAGTTTCATATTTATCTCTATAAAGGAGGGGAGTCTCAATTTGGTCTTCAACTAGGTAGGACAGAAAGCCAGAAAATTTCCTACGTTGACATCCTTGAGTGCTGGCTTAACAACTCCCCATAAACTTACTCTTGTGTTACTTCGGTTTCTGCCATAGCTTGCGCTAAGTCTAGATCACCAGCAGTATAAGCTTCAAACTTACGAGCTAACCTAATAACAAAATCTAGATTGTTTTCTTCTAGTTCAAAAGGTTTAGCTCCTCTAGCCGCTATGTACAAATCTGTAGCTCTAGCTAAAGCATTCTGACGAATGATAGCTCTATCACCATGTAATGCGGGTATAGGAAATACTTTAGTACCTCCATAGACAGCTTTAGAAGGTGCTACAGCAGCATTATTTCCACCAGAAGGGGTAGGTGTACCACTTCCTTTGCTAAGAATGTTTACGGCTTTAGTTTCTACGCCATACGTACCAGATACTCCATCAAACTCTACTTCGTAACCGACTTCTACTTTAGGATCTTTGAAACCACATTTAATCCAAGTACCATTTACTTTCATTGAAAAAGTAGGTTTAGTACCAAATTTAGTGTTTACTTCTTTTGTGGATACGGATTCCACTGTACCTGTCATCATGCTCATGTTAGTTCTTTCATGTTAAACCAATCTTCACCTACTGATGCTCCTGCATTGAGCTTCAGAGCCAGAGGTGTTCCAAAAATAATTTCAAAATACTCGTGTGTGCTGTTTAGTGTCGCTCTTATCTCCTCTAAAAAATAATCCAATTGCATTGGATGTACATCAAACATAAGGGAATCGTGGATAGTGTTAACTATCTTTACTCCATCCCAACCTATTAGCCCTCTAAAGATAACACCCAACATCATTGGTACTATATCTCCAGTAGCTAATCCTTGAATAGGATAGTTCTTCATCTCTGTGGGACTGAAATTGTAAGTCTTAGCAGACCAGGAACTATCGCTGTGATACTCTTTAAACAGAAACTTTCTACCAGTCTCTGTTTGTAGTACATAAGATTTAACTTTCTCTCGTAATCCATCTTCTCCTATTGCATAGTAAGACATTGTTTCTATCCTTCTAGCAAACTCTGTATGCCAAGAAGCTACTTGTGGATAACGTGTATAGAACACATCTACAAACTTCTTAGCCTCATCTATGCTGCAACCTGCTTGTTTGCTAATAGCCTTAGCACCTGCACCGTAGATTAGCTGAAATGTCCTAGACTTGAATGGTTTACGTTCTTCTTTGGTTGGATAACGACCAAACATACCCCTGTACAACTCTGAATGTATGTCAGCTCCACTGGCAATGTCTTTGATAAGCTGCTTGTCGTTAGTCACGTGAGCAAGAGCAACAACCTCTAGCTGATTAAAGTCAACCTCTACGATAGAACCACCTGGGAATCTAGATGTAAAGATCTGCTTTATAGGGTTATTACTAATGTTCTGAAGGTTAGGATTGGTTGAAGACAACCTACCCGTTACCGTTGCTGTGTGGTTAAGCTTGCCATGTATAAAGTTACTAATAACATGTTTGCTTAGGCCCTGGACATACGTAGATAGTTGCTTAGACAAGCTTCTGTACTTGAGCAGCCCTTCTATAAGCTGTATTGCTCTCTTGTCAAACGTATGCTTGAGCATATCGTTGAGCACAGAGTCATCTACTGACACCTGTCCAGTCTTCTCAGATACCTTCTCAGGATCTGGTACATAAGTTATCAGAGGCTTTATGGTTATTGTCCTGTCCATAAGCTTGTACTTGGTCTTACCATTCTTGTACACGCCTACTTCTTCTTTGACTTTGATTTTCTTAGTACCACCAAAGAACAACTGTGACCACTGCTTAGGACTGTTAATGTCTTCTATGTCCTTACCTGCTAACTCTTCTAGGTCTAGCTTACATTCAACGTACTCATTAACTACCTCCACTGTGTAGTCATCTAGACGCTTCTGGTCAATGTGCAAGCCATTGAACATCATCTCTGTTGTTGCATGTAGAGCTTCCATCTGAGACTCTATGAGCTTTAGCTGGTTGTTCTCTACTGCTAGTTTGTACTGTATCTCTGCTATTGCTACAGTGTTTTCTACGTCCTGTACGAGATACGGTGTTAACTCTTCTTCTGGGATCTTGTCAGACCCTAGTCCTGCTTGAAAGTACTTTTTGATCTTATCGTCTTTGATAGGCAGACCATACTTAACACTCAACTCATCTAAGCTAGAGAACTTAGATTGCTGCGCTGTAAGAATGTACTCTGCCAATTGTGTGTCCCATATCTTGTAGCTTTGTAAAATGTTCTTAAGAACAATATGTTCTTTGTACAAATACATTAGATCAAAAGATATGTTGTGTCCACAGATAATGTCTTGTTTGTCTTGTAACCTCATTGCTGAAATGAAATCATCTTTGCTGTAGGTTACGTGTGTTCTGCTACCTCCTGTGTACCCAAAAGCTACTACGTAGTTCTTGGGATCCATAGGATGAGCTAGTCCTACATCCTCATTGGCATTCATTGTCGTCTCGACATCTATGCCTATAAATCTAGGTATGGTCATGGTTTTCCATACTCCTTTTCATAAAGAATTGCTTGAAAGACAGTTATTCGCTGTTTTTTATCGAGCAAGTTTAGTGCCTTGCATACGTGAGTAGCAAGAATGAATTTGTTATAGAAACTACTTTCCTCAGTTACTATAAGATTGATCTCTCCTTTTCTTAGTGAAATAAAATCGCAGTCTACATAAAACCCACAGTTAGAAAACCCTGCTTCAAGGGCATCACCCAGAAACAAAGCAACGTCTTCTGTAAG